TCGGGGAGTAACTCCCTTACTACCTCGGTCGAGATCGTATCCGTTGCACAAGAAAACTCGACTGTGGAAAGCCCGCCAAAGCGGGACCCCACGAAAGCCCCATGATGGGGCTCTTTTGTCGAGTTCAGGTTGAAGCCAGCTTTCCGGAGTTTGCTTCGGAGCAGACCACCGCACGCCTTCTGAAACCAAAGGTTTAATCCTGGCTCTACGGCGATTGTGCGGTCTGTCTTGGCATTCTTCGGGACGGTTATAACAGAACTACTCTCCCTGAAGACGAGGTCGTCGTCGGGGATCCTACCCAACCAAGTAGGATAGGCCTCTTTAATTTCGGGCCAAAAGTAGCGGTGCAAATCGTGCGAAAGTTCTCGTTCTTCAGAGAACTTCCGTGACGCCGAGGTGTCGCAGCCTTTCAGCTGCGTGGTTACGCCTGGGCCCCACCCTCCTTTGTCGAGGAGCTCGTCGACGGAGATTCCGAAAGATGCGAGGTCATCCCCTTGAGGGGTAACGCCAAGCGTCTTCGCGATTTTACGCACTAAACTCATCATGAGTGGTGCGAACTGACTATGTTTTAAATCAGAACGCGAACGGAACCTTTTGTTAACGATACTGCATTGCTCTTCGGCAGCATGGAATACGGCCAAAGCAGCGGCCTCCTTATCAATGCCAGTTCTCACGAACTCGCTTTTTCTAAGAAAGGATATAGCAGCAAAATCGCGCTGGAATGCGTCCCTGTCGATGTAATGACGGGGATTTATTTCGTGACGTACAACTGACTCGTAATCACCAGCTCTAGTACAGAGCAGGAGACCAAGGGCAGTCGGTGAATCACACGCGATGTAAAACTCCTCGATTAACCGCGTAAGATCGCGGTACGGAAGACGATACTCGGCAACACGGACCTTGATAGATTCGTGCTTCTTGGCAATCCTCTCTTGACTTCTGGCGTTGCGCTTGCGCTTCGCTGTATGTCTTTGAGGCTGCGCCGATGTCGGCCTAAGGGATGCTGTAGCGTTGCTCATGATCCAACTCCTTATTTAAGTGAATTGCCGCACGTGATGTTTTAGTACCAGGACTCGTTATTTTCAAGCGAGACTTTGGCTGATGCATTCAGAAAGTAATTCCCGATATAGGCGAACAGATCTCTTCGGTTTGCAGCAGTACCGCGTTCCGGACAAAACAGCACGCAATCGCCACCATGGCTGAAGGCGACCGGGTTTACTGCACCGATCGCCGTGTCCAGTGTAGGAACAGAAACCTTAATACGGTGTTTGTAGTACTTCTGCGCCTTGGTAGGCGCAGTAACCGTATGGGAGATAGTCGGGTAGCCAGCAGCAATGCCGCCCGATTTATCGGAAAAGACTGCTGTTCCGGCGTCATTTTTCACCGGGGAGAAGGTATGTGCAACTGGTGTTGTTTGACCATCGTTGATGATCAGGTTAGCCATTTGAGGCATAATTTGTACTCCTAAAAGTTTAAGAATTCCGACGCAGCTGAACTGCAAGTGCAAGCACGTCGATGGTATGATCCAGCGAGAGGGGACTCTTAAGAGCGAGTTCAAACGGCGGAACACTAGTGAGCAGAACTCGCTCTTTAGTGACGTCGTTGAAGGCTCTTTCGAATGAACCCTGCTGATGAACATATCCACCGCCGATTGCTACATCTGCATTCGGGAAGTAGCCGGTTGAGTAACGATTGGTAATGGTGGTCACACGTACACCACGGACAAATTGCAAACCTTGTTCAGAGGTTAGCGATGAAATCCAATTGCCAACCGGGATTAGCCAGTCGACAATAAAGCTCCACGGGAGTGACTCCCAGACTGTTTCAAGAGGGTTTACCAAACCCCACTGTGACAGGCTGTTAAGGAGGCCGTCAGAGACGGCAAACTCGTAAGTGTAGGACACAGTGGCAGTGGTTGCAAGGTTTGACACGTAGTCACCAGGCGGTTGGGGGTAACCCAAACCATAACCGGGGATGAAAGTGTCTGCCTCGTGCCACTGATACTCCATCGTGTCCACTGCACGGCAACGTACGTAGAACCGAGCTTTTTCAAGTTGGTTCTGATACGCCTTCACAGCCGTCTGAAGGTCTGCTATCAACGGACGAACTCCAAACTGGAAGGCCAATGTAGCATCGGCTAATTCCTTAGGAGAAACATCAGAAGTGACAGCCTCAAGAAACTTCTTCTTATTGAGGAAGAGTGCAAGAGCTTTAAACGCAGAGACGAGTAGTCCAGCGGTTTGTTCACGTTCGGCGATTAAATTGCCTAGGTGGACTTGCGCATTACGAACCTTTGCATGCAATTTTGCAATAGCACGCTGCTCTACGCGATACAGATTCTCAGAGATCACGGCCCCCGGAAGGTTGGGGGGAGCAACATCCTGTACGCCGTAAATAACATCACGGCGGCTAGGAAAATGCTGACCCATGATCAGTGAGTATTGAACAGCCTCGTAAGAGACTGCCAATCCCGTATCGGAGGTCCTCCGTCGATAATACGCCGTCCAAGGACGGTCGTTCTGGCGGAGTGAGACCTTCTTAAACCCACGGGCACGGCGTCTGAGATAGACGTAATAGTGCTTTAAACGCTCCTCAAAGGCAGCTAGTCGCAGATTATACTTTGCGAGCTGAGCCGACCGGAGGGAGACAACGGCATCATAACGTCTTTCGTATTTCAGGCGCATAGCCACGATCTTCGCTTTGGACCACTTGGAACCCGGTTTAAAGGGCCCAGGCAAGTTCTTTAGGCGAAGAGTGGGGCGTACAGGCATAGGACGGACTGGTTGGTCCGTCAGCTCAAAACCGTTAAGGTATCTCAACGGCCCCGGCCTTGTACTAACACTCCTTAAGTCCTGCACAAACCGCTTAATCACGTAATACTGTGAGGTAGCGGCATAAAGCACAGAAACATTGGGAGGGAACGCACCAGCCGTTGTCCCATAGACTTCATGAACGACGGAGGTGTTTACTGTGGTTTCCGAAATCACAGCAAACTCACTACAGTGAGTGGAATCTTACCCAATGCCATCAAGATAACTATGACGAGGATAAGTATTACCACCAAGTCAAGCATCTTGAATTGCAGCATAGGGATCCTTACCTTGATTGGTACAATGTACCTTGGCGTTAAGCCAGCGAGTTGGATAACTCGAC